GCTCAGTTCGGTCAAAATTTAATGTCTAATGAATTCTCAAAGGTCGATACGCTCAGATTTGGTAATGCGGTCGATGTAGGTGGTACCAGTCCAATTACAGGATTTTCACCATTAAAAAGAGAGCCACTATCTATCCCAAGATATACTCGCCGAATTAAAGAATCAATTGCCATGTTTATGCCTAATCCAGTAATATTCAATACCACAAATGAATATCAGGAAGTTAGTATGACTGCCCTAGCTGGCGGTATATTAACTGGTGCTGGTGCTCTTGTTGGTGGATTCTTAGGTGCTAGAACAGGAAATCCAGATAATATATCAGCGGGCGCACAAGCGGGTGGCAATTTAGTTGGTGTTGCTGGTAATATTATAGGCCAAACATCAACTCTTCTAGGTTACCCAATTAATCCGCGTATTGAGGTGTTATTCTCTAAAACAAATCTACGCCAATTTGTCCTTGAATTTTTAATGGCACCAAGGAATGAGGTTGAATCCGAAAGCATGAAGGCCATTATTCGTACACTCCGATTCCACTCAGCACCAGAACTAGATAACTCAACAGCGGGCTTCACATGGATTCCACCTGCTGAATTTGATATTACCTTCTATGATAAGGGCAAAGAAAATACAAATATTCCAAGAATTAATACCTGCGTTCTGGATCGTATTGAGGTAGACTACGCACCAACGGGTGTTTATTCTACATTCTCTAATGGCCATCCAGTAGCAGCCAGACTAAGCTTAGGCATGAGAGAAGTTGAAGTTGTTCACAAGCGCCGCGTTCTCCAAGGATTCTAAGAATGAGTAGTTTTTTTGATAAATTTCCATTAATTCGCTATCAGATATCAGGTGTTAAATATTCAAGCTTCCAGACTGTTCGGAATCTTTTATTTCGCACCGCTATTATTCGTGAAGCTCTAACCAATTCCTCATCATATATTAAATATGTAATACGCGATGGCGATACACCAGAGATATTAGCTGCTAAGGTATATGGTGATCCACAGGCTCACTGGATGATATTATATGCCAATGATATGATAGACGCTCAATATGACTGGCCGCTGACTTCAACTGTCTTTCCAAAATATATTGCAGATAAGTATCGTAGTATGGCAAAAGAAGACTTAGGCCTTGAAAGAACACCAGAAGATTATGAGGTAATCGCATGGACTCAAGATTTAACAAATGATGCCTCTGTTCACCATTATGAGAAGGTGGTAATACGAGAAAATCAATCAGCTCAGGTAACCACTGAAAACCGATTTAAAATTAATAAAACAAGATTAACCGATGATGCGCTTGATGTGCCACATGATTATTATGAAGGTCCGGGTAGTATAGCGGCTATACAAGATGTTACTCCAACCAATCTAACAATAGATGGACAGACAATAATTGAGACAGTATACGGTAATAAGGTTACCTATTATGATTATGAGAATGAATTAAACGAGGCCAAACGTACCATTCGAATAATCAAGAAAGAATACTACACTCAAATGAATACTGAGTTTGGTATTCTTACAAATAAAAATACACCAATATTCATGAGACGAGTTGTATAAAGCATGGTAAATATTAATACTCCAACACTGGGTGAATCAAAGGTCGAGTTTACGGTAGGTTTTGGTGGTGTAAACGAGAATAATATCAGAGAAATCACTATCCGTGAAATTACACTAGGAGAAAGTCTATTAACTCCTGGTCTCCAAACGTCAATATTAGTAGACAGCTTTCTCCATGCATCACCGGATGGTAATGGTGTAGTTGGACCACCAAAGAATTTTGATGATTTCAAGAATAAAATAATGGATATTCGAATTGAGAGAGAAATTCTCAAGGACTTTGGTATGGAATCAACCATGGATATATCTCAAAGAATATACCGTATAGATAAGCGCGACCAACGTCCTGATTCAAGTGGAGTTAAGTCATTAAATAATAATAACGAACAATTCCGTATTCATGCCTGCGATGATAGCTTATTAAATGATGCCAGAAGCTTGGTATCACAGTCATGGAAATGCACCGCTCCATCTGATATTGTGTCGCAAATATTACAAGGTTGCGCTGGTGTCCAAAGCTTAGATGTGGAATCTTGCACACCAATGCGCGATTATATCGCTGAGAATATTCACCCGTTTCAGGTGGTAACACAGCAAGCCAATGCTGCTCTGGCTAATGGTAATGACCCATCGTTTGTTCATTATATGACCTATGAGAACCTTGGCACACACCACTTCAGATCAATTTATTCGCTTACCAAAGAAGCACCAGCTATTAATGAGCCATTTGTATTTTCTGAGACAGGTTCTGTTGCTGGCTATGGTAATCCACTTAGTATAATGACATATAATTTCCCATGTGATTTTGATTTATTATCAGATATTCTAAATGGTATTGATGTGGATGGCAGCTTTATTAGTTCAATGATAAGCTCTAACCCGATGGCAGGCACTCACAGTTTGTTTGGTAATCAAGCTGCTGGGTGTGGATTAGGCGGTGGTAATATGAATTTAGGTAAGTCTAATTTTAATACCGAACAAGACCAAGATCAGTGCGCCTCTGAAATTGAGAAATACCTATTAAAAAGACAGGCCAGAATGTCATTATTAGAGCAAGACAAAATAGCTCTATCTCTTACAGTACCATGGAATCCAATGCTACATGCAGGCAAAATGATTGACGTTGAATTCCCTAGAAAAGGCGTCGAGGGTTCTGCAGGTCGTGAAGATAAATTATTATATGGTTCTGGCAGATATTTAATCGTTAATTTAAAACATTCACTTAAAAGCGGTGGTTTTTCTACCACTACAATGGAATGTGTAGCACAGACAGCAGGACAGGGAATAGTATAATATGAGTAGACCAAGAGATCCGACACAAGAAAACAATATGCTGGTTGGTATTGTTATCGGTGGCCATGAGGGAGATCCAGCGCCAAATCAAAATGGTGTAAGAATATTTTGCCCACAAGTACATGGCAATCTTGTAAATAAGGAAGACTGTGGTTTTTCACCTATGATTATGCCATCAAGTCAAGGCGGTGCTACATCATTTAATGGTTGCCCAGATCCTGGTCAGGCTATGCTTTGTATGAAGAGTGGTCCGCCCGGCGATTCTTCATTAATTGTTCTTGGTTCAATACCAACAAATAGACAAGATGGTGGGCAACCAGGTAATAAAAATTTAAATACCTTTTTAAAAGCTTTGGTTGAGGCTTTTTCTACCGAATTAAATATCAATACTCCACCTAATGTAAAAGAGACCATGTCTGGCGGTACTCGAATCCGTCAAATACAGGAAAAAGGTCAAAAGCATAAGCACGACCTACTAAAAGGTATGCAATCTCACGGAGCATCGTATAATCTAGCTGGTATGCCATTAAAGCAAATAACTGGTGTTTCTTCAGCCACTCAATCTTTCAGTAATATTCTAACTGGTTCTATGCTTTCTGCTTTGCCTGGTACCAATTTTTCGGTAAGTAATATTTTAACATCGCTTACCTCATCTGTGGCCGATGAGTTATTATCATCACTAAAACCTGAATTAGCCCAGGGTATGCAGAATATGTTTAGTCTAATGCAGTCAATGGAAATATCGGAAAGCGGTGGATTTTCTACATCGGGTAAGGTGGATCCTACTACATACTTGACCAATGCTGTTTCTATATTAAAGGGCAATCAGTCTCTCGGTGAAGTAATTAGCAATATGCAGCGTCTACAATCCGACACATCATTATTCGGTTTAGATAAATTAGCGGCTACACCATTTACTATTCCTACAGCGTTTGGTGATATATCTATGAGTTTATCGGCTACTGGAGCAGTTCAAATAACAACTCCTGAGCCAGTCCAGAAAGCAATTGATGCGTTTGGTAGTTTAATGTCTTCTGGTGCTGGATTCCCTGGTGCTTCTCTAGGTAATATGTTTGGTAGTTCATCTGGTGTTATGTCCGATATGTTTAATAGACTGCCACCAGATAAACAAGGAATAGCTAAAAGCATGATGGAAAAAGTAATTGCTCCGGGATCACAAGCCCAAACACTATTAAATAAAGCGAATGATATTGGACATAATGTGGGTAATATTTTTGATGCAGTTAAATAAGAAAGTGATGAATTATGGGCGCTTATAAACCACCAGGTAATCCTAAGAACGTAACACCAGCTGAATGGTCTGGTCCGCCAGATGCAAGAGATACTGGCGGTGAGTATCCAAATTATAATGTATTGGCCAAGACTAGATCGGGGCATGTCATTATGACTGATGATACCATGGGCAGTGAACATGTAAC